ATCCCGAACGACATCAAATATGCAACGTATGAACTGGCTAATGCGTTGGCAAACGATACGGACTCGATCACTGGAACAACAGGCGACACGGGGCTATACAAGTCCGTCAAGCTCGGCGAGATGGAAGTCGAGTACAACACTTCGAGCCAAGCTACGGGAACAGTTAATAACGTGTTTGATGTTTATCCTTGGCTGCAGTCTTACCTTGGTGCTTACTGCCTTGGCGGTAGTGGGAGCTATCAGGTCCGTACTGTGAGGGGTTGACATGCCAGGAACGCTCGACACTCTCTTCAAGAACGTTGCTAAGCAGGTCGTAGCAGATCTGGGCAAAGCGTTTGACCACACGATCACTTACACCCGCAAGGCATCTCCGACCTACAACACCAGCACCGGAGCGCTGACAACGACTGATACGGCTTACTCGTTTGACGTACCAGTTGAGTTTGTGCGTTCTCAAGAAGAAGAGGGGCGTGAGGAGCGCGAAGCAAAGCTGTATATCACTCCAGATTTGATCGGAGACAACCAGCCAACGTTTGAGGACACAATTACGTTGAAGTACGCGGGATCCAATCGTGTTGCTCAAATAACGTCAATAGACACGTTCAAAGGCGACGAAGAGTACCTGTTTGTGGTCATGGTGAGGTTCTGATGGCTAAGCAAAAACCGATTGAAGACGCTGTGCCTGATCTGGAGCAGCATCTGCAAGAAAGCTTTAACGCTTTAATTAAAGTCATCCACCAACGCCTTTCCACGGCAGACAACAGCCCTGTTTACACAGGATTTTTTGCGTCCAGCTGGAAAGCAGCCAGCCAACCAATCCAGCCTGAGGATCGCGTCGAAGAACATTCCCCGTGGAGCGAGTACAAAAAATTTAACGACAAGGCTGTGCAACAAAAGTCGCCGGAGCGGCAGTCAGCAATTTCACCTCGCTTTCCGGTCAAAAAGGAGTACAGCTACAAGCGTCGTGTTTTTATTGGTAACTCCACGGAGTACGCGCTTTATGCTTTGGAAAACCCTGTTGTAGCCAACTTTGTGCAGGGTCCAGGGCTGGGCACGCTCGTAAAAGAACTGTTTGCAGAAAAAGCAGGCAAAGCGCCTCGCATATCTGTTGCCTTCCGCGATATTGAGTTTGACAAGAAGGGTCGCGCGACTGGACGTGGCAACTACTCGCCTTACGCTCAGGGCCTGGGCTTCTTCGGTTCGCAAGCTGGGGAAGAGTTTATCGATTACAAGGAGCTGTAAACATGACTCTCGTAAACGCCCGCGCCGCCTTTGAAAAAGCCGTTACTGACACGGTTGCAGCTGCCGATAACACAGTGCTTATGGTCTATGACAACGTGGCTTTCACAACACCAGGCAAAACCAAGAAATATATTTTGATGACGGTCAACTTCGGCCAATCCACTCTTCAAAACCAAGGCGCAGCGCAGGATTACTACGCAGGTACAATCCAGTGCAACGTCTACGTTCCGAAGTCTGCTGGAACGTCTGTTTTGTCGGCTATCAGCGAATCAGTCATCGACGGACTGACATCGGTAAATGCGCCAGGCTACGTCGATTCTTTTAGTACAAAGCCGCGTGTTTTAGAGGTTATTGGGCCTACACCCCTAAACATTCAGGATCGTTCCCACTTTGTTGCCGTGATTTCTTGCCAATTTACTGCGACAACGTAGTATTGTGCTTAAAGCACATTAGTCTTTTATGCGAGCTGCAGAGCTTCTTCGCAACAACTTTGGCGTCAGTCAGCTGTATAAGCACATTGTTGAGAGCGATGGTGAAGCAGTTTTGGAGGTGTACTGGCACCCGCTGACCATTGCTGAGCGCGAGTCAATTCAGAAAAAAGCGGGCACTGACGACGCAAACGATTTTGCGCTGAGCCTGATGATTGAGAAAGCCCTGGATTCAGAAGGCAAGCGTCTTTTTCAAGACGGCGAAAAAGCTGTTCTTAGAAACGCTGTGGAAGCCGCTGTTCTGCAGGACATTCAAATGGCCATGCTGACCTCCGGCACCGAAAATAAGGTGGAGGAAGCGAAGGCAAACCTGAAAAGCTGATTCCGACTGGTTCTTTCTGTATGCCCTAGCCAAAGAGCTAGGGATGACAGTCAGGCAGCTTTCAGAGAACCTGACGATAGAAGAGCTTGTCGGTTGGGCCGCGTTTTACGAGATAAAGGGCGAAGAGGAGGAAAAGGTGATGGATCGTGCGCGTTCAGGCAAAGGGGCCAGAACGATGTCAGCGCGATAGACTTGACTGAGTAGTCCCTGCGTTTAGCCATGGCCGAATACGGCATAAACGTAGTAGCAAACGTACAGGCGCAGCAGCTCAAATCGCTGTTGACGCAGCTTCAGCAGCTGAAGAACGCCGCAAAAGAAGTAAACAAATTAAAAATTACCGGCGACGTACAAGAACAAAAGCAATCTACTGCAGCGGTAAGAGAAAGAAATAAAGCAATACGAGAAAACAAAAAAGCGCAAATGGAGGCCAACAGGGCTCTTCTTGCGTCTTCAGACGCTCTTATGGGCAGCGCCAATAAAATTAAAAATACAACTGCAATGGTTAGAGCCTCTCAAAAAGAGGTAAAAAAGTATTCTCGTGATTGGAACGACCTACAACGACTGATAACAAAACTAGATTTTAGTTCTGCTTTCAAAGACTTACAGCATTTAGACAAAATTGCAAGACAAACTGCACAAGCGTTTGAGCTTATGCAGGTTGGTGGCGAAGGTTTCCCTAATTTTGCCGGAAAACTAACGCTAGATGAACTACTCAAGTTTGAACCTGCAAACACCACAAAGGCGTTGCAGTCGTACCAAGAGGTGCTTCAAGACGTTCTTGCAGACGTAGACAGGGGCAGCGAAATTTACAGAGAATTTGCTGCTCGCATCGAAGAAGTAAATAGGCGTTTAACAGGCAACCAAATGGGGCCTGCAACATTGCTGGGTTCCCCCGAAGAGTTTTCTCAAAGAGCGGAGTTCAAGCGACAGCAAGCAAGAAGGCGAGGAGGGCGATTTAGGGACATTGCTACAGGAGCAGGTTTTCCATTGCTGTTTGGCGGTGGCCCACTTCAAGCTCTTGGTGGCGGCATTGGCGGCGGTATAGGCGGATTAGGCGGAGCCATTGCAGGTTCTGCAATCGTCTCGCAGCTTGAAGCGTTTGGTCGGGCTGCAGCAGAAGTCGGCGTCAAAGTAACTAGCACCACCGGCACCCTCGAACTTTTACGCGAGAAGTCCCTCTTTGCGGATGAAGCCCAAGAGGCGCTGGCGGCTAAATACGAACGAACAGGAGAGGTTGGAAAACTAGCCGCACTTGTTACAGGACAACTTGCTGATCAGATCGGCAACAAGGGCGTCATGTCCTTGCGAGAGCTAGGCAAGCAAACAAAGCAAATCACCAAGCTTTGGGGCCTGCTGACAACACAGCTGTTTTCACTTGTGTCTGGCCCGCTCACAAAGTTTCTGGCAATCGTTAATTCCGTCCTGGAACGATTTACCACTGAGCAAAGATTTAATGCCCGTTTAGAAAATCTTACTCCAGAAAAAGCAGCGCTGATGCGCTCAGAGCTAAAGCGTAGAACCGCTTCTACAACTAAATTTGACCCTAATTTTCCTGGAATGCAGGATGAAGGGGGTTTTACGGTTCTTATTCCTGGTGAAGGTAAAGTAGACGTTATGAAAGACCTGCTTGGGCAGGATCGTTTCAAACAAGCTGATCTTCCTACGATTGTTACGCCTACAGATTTTCAAAATCTTGGCGGTAACAACCTTAAAGAGCAAGTTGCTTTGCTTGGCGTAAGAAATAAACTGACAAGCCGCACTCTTACGCTTGACGCCCTGATCGCACAAGCAGAGCTAGATAAAAATTTCAGCGTAAAACAAACCCTAGAAATAGAAAAAGCACGTCAGCAGTTCTTGGCGCGGAATGCTGAGCTGGGCATAAAAGAAATGGCAGAGTCAGAGCGAACTGCCCGATTTAAGGAAAGCCAGCTTCAATTCGCTAACGACTTGTTTAAAATCGGCATGGTCAGGTTTAATTTGGAGCGCAGCACGCTTGAGCCATTAGAAAAGCAAAAACAGTTTTTAGAAGAGACTTTAGAGTTTGGGCGCGAGGAAGCGACTTTCCGCCAGTTAGTACGAGAGTCCACAGAAAATATGCCAGAGCCGCTTAAAAAGATCGTAGAAAAGTACTTAAAGGGCAATAAAGCTCTGCAAGATCAAATTACACTTGCGGAGCAGATGAGAGGAATTTACGAGCAGATTGGCGCGACGATAAAAGACGGTGTTGTAGAGGGCATCAGTGCTGCCGTTGAGGGTACGAAAACACTTGGGGAGGTGGCCTCAAATGTTCTCCGCCGCATCGCTAACCAACTTCTCGATGTCGGCGTCAACCTAGCTTTGTTTGGTGTTCCGACTGGATTTGGTAAAAAGGACTCAGGCGGCTTGCTAAGCGGCATTTTTGGTCGCGCGAATGGCGGTCCTGTTGGGGCAAACCGTCCTTACATGGTCGGTGAGCGTGGGCCTGAGTTGTTTGTCCCTGGAGCGCAAGGCAACATCGTTCCAAACAACGCCATGGGCAGCACCAGCGTCGTCGTCAACGTCGATGCCTCTGGAACGGAAGTACAGGGCAACCAAGGTGGTGCTGAACAGCTTGGCCGCTTGATTGGGCAGGCAGTACAGGCAGAATTGATTAAACAGAAGCGGCCTGGTGGTCTGCTTACACGCTGATGGCTACTTTCCCTTCGATTAACCCGACCTACGGGGCTAGCAAGCGCAGCCAACCAACTGTGCGAAACGTGCGGTTCGGGGACGGCTACAGCCAACGCCTGCGCTTCGGGTTGAATACTGACCTCAAGGTGTGGAGCCTGAAGTTTGAGGTGTCAGAGACGGATGCGGACACCATCGAAACCTTCCTTGAAGCTCGTGGTGGAGCGGAACATTTTGACTGGTCGCCACCAGACGAGACTGAGACCTATAAGTGGATTTGCCAAGACTGGTCGAAGTCCATACCGTATCTGAACAGGGCAACAATCACTGCAACGTTTCAGCAAGTTATTGAGCCATGAGTGAAGGCAACATTTACGAGGAGCTTCTTAACTCCGGCCCTTTTGCAATTATCGAGCTGTTTGAGCTGAGAACGTTTGCGACGATGCACGGTACGGATGAAACGTACTACTTCCACGCTGGGCGCAACCGTAAGACAACTGAGCCAACCGATAGCGACGATATTGTCAGCGCCGTTTCGCTCTACTGGAACGGCCACTACTATCTGCCGTTACCGATTGAGGCGGAAGGTTTTGAGTACAAGGGTGATGGCGGCTTGCCGCGTCCCACAATTCGTATTGCCAACCTCAACAGCAACATCACGCAGCTACTGCTTGGCGTAAATGCAGTAACGCCAGGCAACGATCTGAATGGGGCACAGGTCACGAGGATTCGGACGTTGAGCCGTTTCCTTGACGGCATCAACTGGGAAAACGGAATCAATCCGTATGGCAACCCCAGCACGGACGAAGCGGCCCAAATGCCGAAAGAGGTTTACTACATCGATCGCAAGGTCACCGAAACGCGAGATCTGGTTGAGTTTGAAATGGTGTCGTCGCTTGACCTTGCAAATGCAAGAGCACCTAGGCGGCTTGTCATGCAAAATCTTTGCCAGTGGAAGTACAGAGGCAAAGAGTGCGGTTACACGGGAACAGCGGACTTCACGCCAATCGGTCAGACAATTACTACATCAACCGCAACTAATTACACTTTTACTTCTGGTGCAAACATCCTGTCAGCTGGAAACAGCCTTAACAGTGGAGAGGCTTTAATTTCATCTAACGGCTATTGGATGGCAAAAATGCAGGCTGATGGGAACCTTGTTGTGTATGCCAAGCCTGCGCCTTCGTCAGACACAGCCAAGCGAGCAACAAATACTGTTCGTCCTGTGGGCAGCTATGAGTTAAGAATGCAAAATGACGGCAACCTTGTTATTTACAACAAGGCTGTTGCACGCAGTGACTATGCAGGCGGTTCCGTTGTTTGGGCTGCCGATGTAAACAGAATTGGGGGGCTTTCTGGAGCGTCGTTGTATCAACCAGATGGCGGTCCTGTCTTTTTCCCTAACAATGCGAATGTCGGCAGATCACCGGCCTTGATCTATGAGTTAGTAAGTGCCGATTCGTCAATCGACAATACCCCTACAGAAGCACAAGCAAACTCAGGCGCTACAACCACAGTGCAGGGCACTCTAAATGTTGACAGCAATGAGTACGGAGCGAGGACTATTACAGTCACTTTCACGATACGAGCCGATCCTTTGGCTGCTGGTCATTACTCAGGTCAGACTCGTGCTTGGCGTGCTATTACAGCGATGTCTTTTGTTGGTGCGACAGGTATCTACACTGATGGGGAAACGGTTGTCGGCAAAAAGACTTTATCCAGCGGCAACCCGTTTAAGGAGAATCACCCAAACGTAGGCACTTTAGAAGAAAGCGGAATCTACATAACAGTCGCAGCAAGTTATACGGGAAAGCAGCTCAAGCTTCAAGACGACGGCAACCTTGTCGTTTCAGACACGGATGGCTCAAACGCCACTTGGGACATAGGCTTTAGCTCGTCTGATGAACCCGGAGTGGTGCAAAACATAACTCCTGGTGTTGCGTACCCGCCCGGTGTCGCTGGTCAATGCGGCAAGACCCTAGACGATTGCAAGCTGCGATTCGGCTCTGGTGCGTTGCCGTTTGGATCGTTCCCCAGCGTTGGTGGCAACACTTAATGCAGGACTGGCAAGAGGCTGCGCTCCAGCACGCAAAAGAAGATGCACCGCGTGAGGCTTGCGGTTTGTTGGTTGTCGTCAAAGGCCGTCAGAGGTACTGGCCTTGTAAGAACATCTCAACGGAGGACGACTTTTTTATCCTTGACCCCCTGGACTACGCAGACGCTGAGGACGCTGGAACGATTCTTGCCGTTGTCCACAGTCACCCCGCAACACCTGCGGTTGCTAGCGAAGCGGACAAGATGGCGTGCGAACAGTACGGTCTGCCTTGGCATATCGTTAGCTTGCTAGACGAGCGTTGGTGCAGTATCAAGCCGTCTGGCTATGAGGCTCCCTTGGTTGGGCGCGAGTGGGTGTGGGG